ATGAGTTATCTTTATATAAAGATTTAAGATTTAAGGATGGGTTTTTTACATATGACAATATACCACAGAAATATATTGAGGTTATATAATATTTTTTGGTTATGAATATAATATAACACATTAATTAAAAATTTTTATTTTTTGATATATTTATCTATAAATAAAAATATTATGAAAAAAATTTTAAGACTAACAGAAAACGATTTAACCCGTATCGTTAAACGAGTTATTCGTGAACAAGATGGTGAATCACATAATAAAATATCAGATGAAGATTTTGATTCTTTTTTAGATGTTTTATCACAATATGAATCAGGTGACATTACTTGGGATGACTTTTTAGAAAAAAGTGAAGCTATTGGTTCAAAATATGTGGTTGGACCAAAACCAAAATCAAACGTTTTTATTGGGTTGTCTAATCAAGTTGAAGAGTTTAATCAAAAGTTGTCAAACCATTATAATGACCTAATTAGAAATTCTACGTTATTTGGTAATATTTATGATGCGTACGACTCTGGTGAAATAACTAACGATGAAGCGTTCACTCTATTTAAAATGCTCCGTACGGTAGAATATAACGACCGTTAATGTTTAAAATCGTCCGATAAAGGTGATCCTATTGAAGTAATTAAAGAAGTTTCAGAACGAAGTGAAAGGGGTTTACAGTAAATTTTTATAAAGTAATCACTAATGTTATCATATTTTAAAAATTTAATAGTTTCAATGTATGGTTAACATTGTTCCCATTAAGATATGTTGTGTAATATTGTCTTGCGTTTTTTGTTATAAATTTTAAAAATTCTAAATCATCTTTTACAATTAAAAATTTTTTTTCAATTAGTTTAGCGTGTTTTTCTAAACCTAACCTATCAGTTGATAGTCCATTATGTCTTGGTATGTCGTCTGGTCTATCAACTGATATATAGTGATAATTTGGTATGAGTTTTGGGTTCAATTCACTTAGATATTCAAACCTTAAAAAAGGTATACCTAAACACATATATTCAATGTCTCTATAACATAATTCCCCAACTCCAGCTACTGATAGTCCAATTTTATATTTTATAATATCGTCAAAATAATTTGGAACTGGTTGAAACCCTTCAACATATTTTTTATCAAAAAATTGGGTTATTGGTCTTTCACTTACAGTACCCCTAAAGCACATCTTATCAATATAAGATTTAAATGTTTCTCTTTTTTCATAAAACATTTCATAATCAAAGACATCTTGAGGAAAATAAATCCAAGGACTATATTTTTCAATACTATCACCAACATGTTGTTTTAGATAATTATAATTAAATTGTGACAATAAAACTTTTTTTAAAAACGGATTATTATGTTCATTTAAAATTGTTGTAGATAATCTATCTGAAACTGATAAAACATAAAATTCACCAGTATCATCAAATTCAATCACATATTCACATTCGTGTAATACGAAATATTTTGAGTTACCTTTTTTTAATTTTATTGGAAACTGATGTGAATTTGCAAATTCAAAAAACCTATTTTCCACAACAACAAAACGTTTTTTTAATTCATCTGTTAATTTATCCCAAAATAAATTATAGTTTCTATAGTATCTTGTGTTTTCATTACACGGATTGTGTACGATAATTTTTCTCATAGTTATATATTATTATGAATTTATTTTAAAAAAAAATATAGTGATTTTTAATTATAAAATAAATAATACTTATTATGAAAGTCATTTCATAATAATACGAAAACGTTAAAAATTTTTAATCATCCCCGTAAATATCTCTTTTTTCCTTACATTTTTCAATTATTAGACTCTCAAGAAATTTATACATTTTAATCCCTCGTTTATCACAATATTTCTTTAAAACATCGTGAACGTCCTTATCAATCTTTAAATTTTTAATTTTTTTTTCGTTTGGTTCCATATGTAGAAAAAAGGTAGAAAAAAAACCTACCTATCTATAAATACTTTTAAGTATGTAAAGTTTTTGATAAAAACGTGAATATTTATTAATAAAATAAAATTATAAATAAAATTAAAATCTATGGCAACTAACAGTAAAATATTTGTATCACCAGGTGTTTATACTTCAGAAGTGGATTTAAGTTTTGTCGCGCAGAGTGTTGGTGTTACAACACTTGGTATTGCGGGGGAAACTTTAAAAGGTCCGGCTTTTGAACCAATTTTCATTAAAAACTTTGACGAATTCCAAAATTATTTTGGGGGTACGTCACCGGAAAAATTTGTTAATACACAAATTCCGAAATATGAAGCGTCGTACATCGCAAAAGCGTATCTACAACAATCTAATCAATTATTTGTAACTAGAATCCTTGGATTGTCTGGTTATGATGCTGGTCCATCTTGGTCAATTGTAACTAAAGCAAACGTTGATCCATCAACTGTTGATTTTATGTGTTTTAGTGCGATAACAGACCCAAGTAATGTGTGTGATACTATTTGTGTTACCCCAAGTGCAATGACGTTTAATGTTGGATTTGTTGGTTGTACAAATTCGTCTGAAACAATTGAATATTCTGAAAATTCCTTACCAAGTCAAATTGAGAGTATGTTAACAACACAATATGAAACATTTAATGGATCTGTATCAACATTAGATACAAACATTAGAAGTTTAATCAGTGGTGTTATAAATGAACCATCAACGTCCGCAGACACAATTAGTTATTTTGGTTCAATTTGGGGTCCAGAATATACTGTTTTATCAGAATATTTTACAAATGAAAATAATGTGTTTAACGTTCCATCACCATCAAGTGAGTTAACAGACTACTCATCACCATTTAATGATCCTTGGTACTACGCACAATTTGAAAACATTGGGAATGGTTTATATTCTGGTTTTTCATTCTTCTTATATGTTGATGAATTATCTGAAATTATTCCGTCAACAACGACAACGACAACTATTGCACCCACAACAACGACAACAACAACAGATCCTTGTAATCCTGCACCAACTACAACAACTACAACAACAACACAACCAGAGGTTGTTACTTGTTATTCAGGAAATGTTGTTGGTAAAATTTATTACTATTCAGGTATTTCTTATACGGAATATGACAATTTAGTTGTTGCAACATTAAGATCAAGAGGTATTGCAACATATGCTGATGAGGTTAATCCAGTATTTGAGGTTTCGGCAACAACAAATGTTACATTAAATATGGGTGGTCAATATATCCCTGTTCTTAAAGATCCGTATATGCCGTTTGCAATAAATGTAACAAATAACACTGGTACTAACTTTGTTTTTGAAACGTCATTTTCTCAATCCGATTCACAATATATTGCTAAAGTATTTGGTGGTACAAATTTTGGGAAACCAAGAACCTCAACACCATTGTTTTTAGAAGAGAATTTCCAATCAATATTAAATTACGGATGGAAAAAAGGTTATATTAGAGGTTTAAGTTCTGATTTAATTGCGTTGGACTCAGCTCAAAGTAGCGATACATCATCAATTGGTTGGTATTTAGATAGATATCAAACATCATCTTCACCTTGGGTTGTTTCTGAATTAAGAGGTAATAAAACATTTAACCTATTTAAATTCTACACAATATCTGATGGTAATTCAGCAAACAGCGAGGTTAAAGTTTCATTTATTAATATGTCATTCAATAACAGAACTTTTGATGTTTTAGTTAGAGATTATTATGATGTTGATGCTAATCCAGTTGTACTTGAGAAATTTACAAACTGTACAATGGATCCATCACAAAATAATTTTATCGCGAAAAAAATCGGTACACTAGATGGTGAATACCAGTTAAATTCAAAATATATTATGGTTGAAATGAACGAGGATGCACCTACAGATGCTTTACCTTGTGGTTTTGATGGTTATGTGTTTAGAGAATACGCTGACGCTAAATCACCATTCCCAGTTTATAAAACAAAATATGATTTCCCTGGTGAGGTTGTTTATAACCCCCCATTTGGTTTCTCAAGCGGAAATGACGATGCAATAATTTCTGGTGGTGATAATGTTAGAAAAACATATTTAGGATTTTCTAATAACATCGGATTTGATACTAGTTTCTTTGAATATAAAGGAAAAAGAACCCCTGTATCTTCATGCGATTTAGAGGGTGGTGAATGGTCTTACAAGACACGAGGTTTCCATATGGATAGATTCGCTAGTGGTATCACAATTTCAAACGGATTCACAACAAGTGGGTCTCCAAAATATTATGTTGGTGATGCAGCCTTTTCTTCTGAACCAACTAGTTCTGATAGTCCTTACTATAGATTATTCTCAAGAAAATTCACAATCCTTGTTGGTGGTGGATTTGATGGTTGGGACATTTATAGAGAACATAGAACAAATAGTGATAGATTCGTATTAGGTCGTGCAGGATTCTTAAATGGTGCGTGTGTTTCTGACAGATATCCGAACGCTAAAGGTTGGGGTGCGTTTAAACAAATCGCTGTTGGTGATGGTACTGTTGACTACGCAAACACTGATTACTACGCTTACTTATTGGGTATTAGAACATTCGCAAATCCAGAAGCGGTTAATATAAATGTATTTGTATCGCCAGGTATTGATTATGTAAATAATAGTGACTTAGTTGAGGCTACGATTGATATGGTTGAGAATGAAAGAGCCGATTCATTATATATTACAACAACACCAGATTATAATATGTTTGTTGCGTCAACAACGGAAGGTGATAATTTTATCTACCCACAAGAAGCGGTTGATAATTTAGAACAAACTGGAATTGATTCAAACTATACAGCAACGTATTACCCTTGGGTGTTAACTAGAGATAGTGTTAATAACACACAAGTTTATATACCAGCAACGGCCGAGGTTACAAAAAACCTAGCATTAACTGATAACATCGCGTTCCCTTGGTTTGCGGCGGCTGGATATACTCGTGGTATTGTAAATTCTGTTAAGGCTCGTAAAAAGTTAACACAAGAAGACAGAGACGTTCTATATACTGGTAGACTTAATCCAATTGCAACATTCGCTGATGTGGGTACTGTAATTTGGGGTAATAAAACATTACAAGTTAGAGAATCAGCACTTGATAGAATTAACGTTAGAAGATTGTTATTACAGGCACGTAAATTAATCTCTGCGGTTTCTGTAAGGTTGTTATTTGACCAAAACGATGAACAAGTTAGACAAGACTTCTTGAACGCTGTTAATCCAATTTTGGACGCTATCAGAAGAGATAGAGGTTTATATGACTTTAGAGTTGAGGTATCAAGTGATACTGCTGATTTAGATAGAAATCAATTGACGGGGAAGGTGTATATCAAGCCGACTAGATCGCTAGAATATATCGATATTACATTCTATATCACACCTACTGGTGCGTCGTTTGACAACATTTAATAAGAATAAAATAAAAAAATAAGATAAGATCCTCCAAGTAATTTGGGGGATTTTGTTTTTTATATATAAGTTTTTTTTAAAAAAATGTTGTTAGTTAAATAAAAAATTATAACTTTGTCAAGTAAATAAAGAAATATATTAACAGAGATGATAGACGAGAAGCCAAACCCAACTATGAAATATTACGCATTTGATTGGGATGATAATATTATGTTTATGCCAACAAAGATTTATCTTAAAGATGAAGATGGAAATAGTGTTGGTATGTCAACAGAGGACTTTGCTGAACACAGGACTGAAATTGGTGTAACACCTTTTAAGTGTGGTGATAGTATTATTGTAGGTTTTGATGACAATCCGTTCAGAGACTTTAAAGTTAGTGGTGACGAACACTTCTTACGTGACGTAATGAAAGCAACAATAGGTCCAGCGTGGAATGATTTTGTGGAAGCGGTTAATAATGGTTCTGTTTTTGCAATAATAACAGCAAGAGGTCACACACCAGCGGTATTAAAAGAAGCCATATATCGTTTAATCACATCAAACAAACACGGATTAAAATCCAATAAACTTATTAAAGTTTTAAAAAAATATAGAGAATTGGCTGATGAGGGTTTACTTTCCGATGACGAACTAATTAGATCCTATTTAGAATTGTGTAGGTTTCATCCAGTATCATTTGGTGATGGTTCCGCAATAAATCCAGAACAAGGTAAAATTGACGCTATGGAAATATTTGTTAGATACGTAATGTTGTTATCACATAGATTACAGAAAAAAGCGTTTATAAAAAATAAAATTAGTAACTATTTTACACCAAACATCGGGTTCTCAGATGATGACATTAGAAACGTAGATAAAATAAAAACACATTTTAGTAAGAAGAAAGATAATATCTTACAAACTTATTTAACATCAGAAGGTAATAAGAAAAAGTATTAAGTTATTATTAATAATATATGTTATATAATAAATAATATTAATAATTAAGTTATATAAGTTAAGTTAAGTTATATATAAGTTATTAAGTAAGTTATATTAATATATATAATTTCAAAATAACTGAAAGTAAATAGAAAATTTTTTATTTGCTAAAATAACCGAGTAAACTATTTAAAATTTCGTATTTCATTATTACATTTTTAATAAAAAATTATGGAACAAGATTTAATTACTCACGGTCAAATGGATTTTAATTTACCACACGATGTGGTACCATTACCGTCTGGTGGTATTTTTTATAAATCAAAAAAGAAAAATGTTAAAGTTGGTTATTTAACCGCATCAGACGAAAACATATTAGTCAATATTGATGGTGCCAAAACAATTAAAGAATCAATAATTATTCCGTTATTAAGAAATAAACTTTATGAACGAGAAATTAGACCTGAAGAATTATTGGAGGGTGATGTTGAGGCGATACTATTGTTTTTGAGAAATACTTCTTTTGGTCCAGAATATAATATTATTGTTACAGATCCAAAAACAAGTAAACGTTTTGAAACATCAATTATGTTAGATGAATTAAATATCGTCAAACCAGTATTTCAACCAGATGAAAATGGATTGTTTAGTGTTACATTACCAGTTTCAAACACACAAGTAAAACTAAAGTTATTAAGTTTAACAGATACAATGGAAATTGATAATATTGTTAATTTATATCCAGTAGGGTATAACGCACCAATAGTTACAACGAGGTTGTCAAAAATGATTGTTGAGTTAAATGGTAGTACAGATGGTAATCAAATATCAACATTTGTGCAAACAATGCCGATTAGAGACTCAAAATTCATCAGATCGTTTATGAAAGAAAATGAACCTAAATTAGATCTTAAAAAAACAGTAATAGCCCCGTCTGGAGAAAAAGTTGATGTTGAAATCAACTTTGGGGTGGAATTTTTTCGGCCTTTCTTCTAAGTACTCGCAACATATGTTAGATGAATTTTTTTATTTATCTAAATCATTACATATGCAATATAGTGAATTTTTAAAAGTTCCTACATACGCCCGTAAATACCTAATTCAAAAACTAATTGACGACGCGAACCCAAATAAAATTGGTTAATAAAGTATTTATATAACAAAAAAACAATGGCATCAATAGGTTTAAAGAATTTCGCGGCAAATGCTTTAGGTAAGTCTTGGGATTCATTTACAAAAGAAGAAAAATTGTTAGCCGAAAAATCGTATGATTTCGCAAAAAGTCAAATTAACGTTGGACAATCTACTTCACCAACCGGTGGTGTTGAAGAGGGTTTAGGGCCAGTAGACCCAAGGGGTGTGTTTAATGAAATAAAATCAGGGGCGGCAACAATAGGTGCGGATTTAATAAATCTTAACGCAAATGTTAACGAACTAATTAATAGAGCTCAAGAATTCGGTAATTCAATGGGTATCGGTAGAGCAAGAGCCTCCGAACTGAGAACAACGATTGCCGATACCGTACCAGAGTTAATGAAACTTGGTGTTACCCAAACTGAAGCGTTAAGTAACATTACGGCCATCCCTGCAGCACTTAAAACAAACACAATCCTTGCTAGTGAGACCATTGTAGAATTAGGTGCTACTGCTAAGTTTACACAACAAGATATTAGTGGATTAGTTACGGGTTTCCAAGGTGTTGGTGTTCAATTATCTGACATTGGTAATAAAATGGCCGATGCTGCAAATTACGCAAAAAGTATTGGTGTTAATGTTAACGCGGTAACAAGTGGTGTTGTAACTAATTTAAAAAATCTAAATCTTTTTAATTTTGAAAATGGTGTACAGGGATTAGCGAAAATGGTCGCAAACTCTGCGATAATGGGTGTTAACATGCAAAGTGTTTTTAATCTATCTGAAAAACTTTTAAGCCCAGAAAATGCAATTGAATTTTCATCAGCACTACAGCGACTTGGTGTTACATCAGCAGAACTTTTAGACCCGTTAAACGCGATGGATTTGGCAATGAACAACCCTGAAAGAATGGCTGGTGAGATGACAAAGGTTGCACAACAATTCACAAGATTAAAAGCGGATGGTACTGGATTTGAGATTTTACCAGGGGCTAAACTTCAATTGAGAGAAGTCGCTAGTGCTATGGGGATGACTGCGGACGAACTTGCCGGTATGGCAATTAAGTCGTCAGAATTTGATATGAAATTAAAACAGATTAAATTCCCAAGTTTCGCGGCAAGTGAGGAAGATAAAACATTAATCGCCAATATGTCACAAATGAAAGATGGTAAAGCGGTTGTACAATTAATGAATGATAAAACTGGTGAAATGGACTCTATTGCTGTTGAAGATTTAACAATAGATCAACTTGAGGAATTACGAAAAGATCAGGCAAACCAAAATAAAACTGCAGAACAATTAGCCGCAGAACAATTAACCGCATTACAAACTATTGCGGCAAACACTTCAGGTGGTGCTAAAGCCGCAGGTTACGGTGTCGCTAGCATACCAGCAATCCAAAGATTCGCAGATCTTAATTTAGGTACTCGTGAAGCGGTCGCAAAAAATGTATATGGAGCACCAACAGCCAGTGGAATAAGAACTACGGGTCAAAAATTAGTTGGTGGCGTAGAAGAGAGTATTACAAAACTAACAACAGAGGGATTTACACCAAGTTCGGTTGCTGACGTAGTACAAAGTTTTGTGGATATAATGCCCAAACTCACAGGTGTACTTGGAGACCTTACAGAGAAAGGTTATTCAGCACTTAAAAACACAGGAAAAGATGTTGTTGATAACGCTCAAAAGACCTATTCTGGTATTGGTGGTGTCTCAGAAGTTAAACCTAGTGCTATGTCTAATAGTATTGATCCTTCAATTTCTACAAGAAATTTAAACCAAATACAAACAAACAATGTTAATTTTGAAAATAGAACAACAGTTGATTTAACAAATTCTGACGGTTCACTAAAAAATTTAACAGAAAGTCAAAAAGATGAAATAGTAAAAATACTAACGGATAAATTCCAAAACAACGCAGAAATGAAGAAAATTATTTATGATGTTGTCACTAAATATAATCCTAATCAAAACCAGTAATCAAAAATAACATCATAAAAAAACAATAAAAATTGTATTTATTAATAAAATACAAGAATGGCCGAAAGCGTTTTATCATTTGTTAATTCATCAAGTTTTAGAAATCAACTAATTACTAGAAACTTAAAACCATATTCGGTTTCAGGTACGTTTTCCGGGCCAACAACAAACATTAATTACGAAACAAATTTAACTGTTAGTAGTGTTATTGATTCCCCAGACACATTAATATCAACAAATACTTTTGCAAATACATTATATCCGTTAAATGAGTTTGGGCCTGAAGGTGGGTTCAATGGCAAATATTCGCTC